CATCAACGCATCGCCGGGCATCTTGTAGAGGGCGGCCTTCCAGAGCTCGATCGACGTCGTACTCTTGAACTCGTGGATTTCATCCGCCGCTACGAACGTCGGCTTCGGACCCGAGATTGCCTCGCCATTCGCCAGCGATTGGAAGATGGAGCCACTTTCGACGAACTCGAGCTTCCAGGCATTGTCACCTTCGCCCCGAACGACGACGTGACCGCTGGCGACGAGCGTCTCGTCCTCGTCACCACCCGGGATTGGAGCCCGGCACATCGCCACCGCATCCTTGAACAGGACGTTGGCCGTGTTCTTGTCTTGGCCGATGGCAAAAGCTTTGGCCCTCTTCACCCCGTAAAAGCCGCTCATGTACAGCCCGATGGCGGCCATGAAAGGCGACTTAGCCTGGCCTTTGCCTGTCTCAAGCCACCCGGTCCGGAACCGCATTCGCCCGCTATCGCGGCGCCATCCGAATAGGGAGCCGGCACAGAAGGTGTGCCAAGGCAGCAGATGGAACGGCTCGCCCTCTTTAGCGCCTTCCGTGATGGTGAGCATCGCAGGGGGAAAACCCAGCGCATGCGCGGCCTTCTCGGGACGCCAGTAGATCCCCCTCGCCTGCCCGTCTGTCAGATCGCGGAGATGACGCTCCGCCGCATGACGAACGAGCTCGCCGGCGACAATCCGCCCATCGACAGCATCGCGCGCCCACTTCGTCGTGGGATCACTTGGATAGCGAGCCGAGGTAGCTGTCCGCGGCGCGCGGGGCCTTCTTGCCACGTTGCACCTTCCCGGCCTTGTTGCGTCGAACCGGTGCGATGCCGAGCTCGGCCTCAAGCACTCGGATGTGCTCGTCCGCCTGGCGCATGATCGTCCAATAGGGGCTGACCTGCGGGACCTTGGTTCGACGAGCCTTGAGGATGGTGCCGTGCTCGGCAATCTGCCGGGCGGCACGACGGTATTCGACATAGAACTCGACGAGGCGCTGCATGGCATGGCCATTCACCATGGCCAGCGTGCCCGCGTCCTTCATCTCGCGCTCGATTACGCCCCAACGTTCATGCGCTTCGGCGATGTCGAGCTCATCGGCGAACTGGGATGTCCAGTCCGGCTCCGGCGGGATGCCGTCGCCACCTTCCAGAGAGGTAAGTTTCATCTGCACCCCCTACGGGGGTGGCGGAAACCCCCTTTCCAAAAACTGCTCGGGATGCGAACGCAGGAGACCCGCCGGTCCGGAGGCCAAAGGCCCCAGAGATCGGATACCCCCCGGGGGCCTACCGGTTCCAGGGGTGGTTCGGGTCGAGGGGGCGCCCCTCGACCGTGCATCCCCATTCGCCTCCCGACTTCTCCTCGCGCTGCTTCGTGCTCGAGTGGTGCGTGACGCACAGGGACTGCCAGTTCAGCTTGTCCCAGAACAGCTTGCGCGCGGCGGCAAGCTCATCGGGCGTCCGAGCGGCACCCAACCGGTGCGGCTTGATGTGATCGACGACGACTGCCAGTTCCTGACGTCCGGCTTTCGCACAACGCACACAATAGGGATGAGCGAGAAGGTAGTCGGCGCGCGCCTTGTCCCACTTGCTATCGAAGCCGCGGGCCCGCGCTGTCGGCCGGCGGTCGATGGGCTTCGCCATCATCATCACCCTTCGCGAACTTGGCCCGGATATGAGCAGCGGCTTCCTTCGCTCGCACCGCGCCGTCGCGCATATCGCCGGCGGCGACCGCCCTAAGCGCCAGCTTCGACGCATGTCGGGCCTTGCCGCAGTGGTCGCAGGCCATACTCAACCTATTGGTGCTGTATTGCCCGGCTTCAGGGTCATCTTAGAAGCAGCGATGCAACTTGTGATGGTTAGGACGAACGGCGTCGGATCACCGTTGTGCGGCTATGCGGACCGTCCGCGTCGACCCTGCATCAGCCACAGTGCAGGTGAGAGGCACCAAGCCCGCATCCGGCGAGATGTCGTCAGACTCAAGCAGCAGCCTGACAACGCCGTTCTCCGCGTGACGAGATCCGATGATGCGATAGGTGGAGGGAAGCAGATGCAGCGCATCCTTCAACACCTCAACCGACACGTCCAAGATTCCAACGCCTGCTTTCGTCATTACCACCATCCCAGATAACGACCACACGCGAGGATGATCGACAGCTTCACCGCAAGGTTGAACGTGGAGCCGATGTAGGTCCCAATTGTCTCGCCTACCTCTTTCGGGGTCATGCTCACCGCCTGATGATGACGACGTCGTTGTCGCGCGCGCCGCCGAGTGCCCGGCGATGGCGGGCCTCCATGAGAGAGGCGCATGAGGTGCAGCGGACTGGTGCCCTACTGTCGCGGTCACGGATCAACCGGACGCGCGCCATCGGAACCTGCTCCTCGCAATCCTTGCAGGGCTCACCGAAGACCGGACGAACGACCTTGCCCATGCTCACACCGAAACGTCGATCTCACGCCCAATGGAGAGCGTCGTGCCGGCCTCGGGATCATCCTCGGTGGATAGCTCGCGCACCGCGAGAACGGTTGCCGTCTCGCGCACGGCGGCCTCCCAGCCGTTGAGAAACGTCACCGCTGCATCGCGGTCGGAATCGCTCTTGATGTAGTAGTCCCTGCGGAGGGTTTCCGTCGGCATTTGGTCACCTGGTTGGAAGACGCCGCACATTCTCACACGAAAAACCCGCCGCGCGTGAGCGGGCGGGCTGATGGGTATCGACGCGGCTGGACGGGCCATGCTCCAGCCTTGGAGCGGAAGTCGCCTATGGCTTCACTTCACCGCGCGCTCGCACGCCGCGTCGAACTGCTGACCGGGGCTTAGTCGGCGCCATTGAGGCCGTCCGCATACAAGCGCTTTGGCGGACCCGTTACCCAACTTTCGCAGCGCGTGTGGTGGAGCCTCTAGCGTTGCGATCCCCTCCACAGGGCCGGTCATCTCGTTGCCCATTCGGGCGAATATTCGAGGCTGGGGCTTCCCCACTCCACGCCGTAGACCGGTATGTATACCCGTTCCGCGCCTCGCGTTCAGGCTTGCGGCCGCCTGTTGGCACCCCGGATCCTGCCGACTCCTTTTTCGCCTCCCCGCCCCGAGCCGGGAACTCAGCGGGTGCTAACGCCAGCACTTCGTCTGGCAGCTCGCTGCCCCGAGGGGCGATCTCAACCGCTGTTCCCGACCCTATGTCCAAGGATCGGAAGGGCTTCGGGCCTGCAAGCCGGCGGGCGCCATTAGGACGTGGACGTCATTGCCGGGGTTGGCCTCTCGCGGTGCTCCCCGCTGAAATTAACCCCCTGCTTTGGGCTAGGTCATCCCAGCCTACTCGCCCGTTTCGTCTGCCCCGGCTGCGAGAATCCTCGGGGCCTCGGTCGCAGCACTGTAGCCTACCGCTCGTAAGCAGTTCTGGACGGCGCGCCCCCAACGGAGGCTTGCGAGATGGGAAGCGCATAACCAGGCCGCGAACGTTGACGGCCCAACCCACCTACGCGCCAAAACACAAAAAACTCGCCCTCTCGGACGATCTAGGCCATTTAGCCGGGCGTCGCTGGGAAGGTCTCCATCAGGAGGGCCCATTGCCACCGATCGCGCACCCTCACATAGGTGATTTCCGCGACCGCCGACGCGGTAGCGTCGACCGGGCGATTTTGGACAGTTTGATTAGCTTCGTCAAGCCGCAGGAACTGCTTCCTTCACATGGCGCGGATCGACCTTAATCTCACGAGTGGCACCGAGCATATGGAGCAGCATGACAACTTCTTTCCCAGCGTCCCGGACAACCTCTCCAACGACGCCGGCCATGGGATGTTCTGCCTTCAAGCGCAATTCGGTGCCTGCGGCGAACAAGGGCCTGGCAGTCAGGTCAACTGCGCCGACCAAGCCCCTGTCATCCGTCAGCGCCATCAGGCGATCGATGATGATCTCAGGAATGCGAACCGGGATCCCGCCAAGCGTCACGATGGTCGACACGGTGTCTTCGGCGTTGACGATACCGATCTGTCCGTCGTGATCCAGCCCGACGAAGACATACCGACTGAAGAACGGCTTCTCGATCCATTCGACGATCATGGTCGTGGTGCCCGGCTTCCGACGCCGGCGGCGAACGCGGGTGAACGGGAAGAACACCTCGAGGCCGAGCCTCTTCAACTCGACGAAGGCCCTCTCTTCCATCTGCGAACGGGTGTGAACGGCATACCAGCACAGGCCTGTCGGCTTATTCGGTTCGCTCGTCATGTCCATCTCCCACGTTCACCTGTCGCCTGCTGCCCTCTGCCGGTGATCCGGCCCGTCTCGGCTCGGTGGCCATTGCGACGGCAGATATCGACCCGTTGCGGCGTTGGGACGCCCTGCCATGGGGCGAGCCGGATAGCCGATGGCACGCAGCGGGAAGCCTGCTTCTGCAGCTACTTGCGACCACGCCTGCCATTCGGGCGTTCCATGCTCGACCAGGACGCCGCTGGTGCCGAAGCTCGGGTCCAAGGCCCGCCGCAGCGCTGTGATGGCTGGGCTTTCGGGCGCCCGCGGCCCCGCTTCGGCGAAATTGTCGAAGATCCTGCGAGACAGGTAGGCGCTCGGGTCGAGCATCTTGCGCGGCTTCGGTTTCTCGGCGGCGCAGGCGGCTCGATAGGCCGAAATCGCCTTGATGGCCTTGCGCTTATCGAGCTCGCTCAGCTTCGCCCATTGGCGCAGCGGCGTGACCAGCGACGCCGTGGGCGGCGGAGCGTAGGAGCGGATGAACTCGCCGTAGAGCGGATCATCCTTCCCCGAGATCGAAGATCCATCGGCCACCGCCCCCTTGGGGGCTATGGGGGTAGATTGGTGGTTATCTTCGTGGAGGTTATCTTGACCCGCACCTCGTGCTGGTGGACCACCAGCATCATGTGCCGGTGGCGCGTCATTTTCGTCCACCAGCACGTCGTGCTTGTGGCTGGTACTGATAGTCGCCGGGTTCTTTTCGAGGCACAACCTGTAGCGGGTGCGACCGAGCGTTCCGTCATCGTTCCGCTCGCGTTTCCGCTCGATTAGACCCCACTCCTCCAGCTTGTTCATATTCAGCTGGACGGCGCGGGCTGAGAACTCGGTGACCTTCTGCAGCTTCTCATGCGATGGGAAGCACTTGCCCTCCTCGTCAGCATAGTTGGCCAACAGGATCAGCAGCCCCCGCGCCGTCGGGGAGCCGAGCTTCATCTTGTCGTTGGAGGCCCAAGTGAGAGCTTCCCAGCTCATGCGGCCGCGCCCCTCTTCTCGAGGTAGCGCTCCGCCAGCGCGCGGATGCGGCTGCCATCAGACATCACGGGCACTATGCCCTTGCCCGGGTCGACGATGCCCTGTGCCTGGCTGGCCTTCAGCCCAAGCATGCTGACGATGAGCGGGTCGGAACCGCCGTTGGCGTGCAAGAAGATCGCCGTGACCTGGTCCGCCTGTCCCGGCCGGTCGAGACGGCCGATAACCTGCTCATGCACCTTCGGAGACCAGTCCAACTCGCCGAAGACGACATGACTGCAGCGCGTCTGTAAGCCGTCCAGCCCGGCGCCGGAGCGCAGGGAGATTAACATCAAGTTGGTGTCGCCCGAGATGAAGGCGGCCTTGGCGCGGTCCTTCTGCGAAGGCGTCTCGGTCCCGGTGTAAAGCACCGGATTGAACTCGCCGAGTTCCTTGCCCCAGATGTCATAGACCTCACGGTGCCAGCCAGCGAGCAAGACCGGAATATCAGCCTCGAGAAGCACGCGGACATAGGCCGCAACAGCCTTCGCCTTGGCGAGCCCGGTGACCATGCGGGCCATGATGTCGAGCTCGCGCGCCGCCTGCCCGCGCTCCGAGAAAGACCCGCCAACGACAGTGCTGGCGAGTACCCGCATCAGAGACAGTGAATCGGCCTCGACCTCCTGATCATATTCGACCTCGATCGGGATGGTGTTGACGTTGCCGCCGGCGCGCTCACGGCGCAGCACCAATTGCATCTCACGCAGGTAGGTGCCGAGCGCCTCTGGATCCTTGACGATGGCCTTGGAGCCGTTGTGCGAGCACCACTCCCGGTCGAAATCCCAGTAGTCGCCCAAGGCTCCCGGCTCGATTGCCTCCACAACGTGGAACATCTCGGTGCCGTAGTTGTAGACCGGCGTCGCCGTCAGCCCGATCCGCACCCGAGCGTTTGCCGTGAAGACCTTCGCCGCGGCGCCCTTGGCCGTCTCGGGACCCGTGCGCAGCTCCTGTATCTCGTCATAGACGACAGCCTTGAACTTGCCTTCTGCGGCGATGTCCACCCAGCCGGCGATGTTCGAATAGGCGAAGATGTAGAGATCGGCCGGCGGCAGCTCATAGGGGACGGTGCCCTTGATGATGTGTGTGCGAAGCGTGGTGAACTTCTGGATATATTCCTTCACCCATTGGGTTCGCAGGTGAGGCTGCACGACGATCGCCGCCGGCAGGTTCTCGCCATCAGACAGCGCACCGAGCGCCGTGACGGTCTTGCCTAGGCCAACGTCGTCGAGCAGCAGCAGGCGCCCCAACTTGCGAATAACCTCGGCGGCTTCCGCCTGGTAGCGGTAGAGCTCGCGCCCGGGCTTGAAGCCAAGAGTTCCCGGTGGTGTCCACTCCGGCACGAAGATGCGCTCGACGTCACTGCGCCGGTCCGTGAAAGCCATGTGACCGGCAACCATGCGAGTGCGATCGGCCTCCTCCATCTCCATCGGGTAGCGGTGCAGGAACCACTCCAAATCGGAGGCCATGCTTACCGTGTTCGGAAAGGTGAAAGGTGCCGTGGCGTGTTTCGGCACACACGGGAACATCGCCTTCAGCTTGATCGCAAGGTGAGGTTCAGTGCCGCCCATCACCCAGCGATCGCCGTCGAAGCGCAGCCAACCATAGGTTCTCACAGCCATGCCCTCCCCAGATTGAGGACGGCCGTCGGCTTGCCCAGGACCTCCGGCGGGAAACCCATGGCGACATTGGTCACCAGCAGAATGCCGAGAACGCTCTCGTGCGCGGCGTAACGCTCGCACTGGCGGAAGATGGCGCGGCGCTGCCCCTTGATCTTCACCTCGACGGCCACACCGCCGATCATGAAGTCCACGATGTCGCCGGGCCCGAGGATGTGTTCGCGCGTGAAGGCGGTCCCGGTAAATTCGAGATGGGCCTCGATAGCGGCCTGAAGCTCCTTCTCGCTATTGAGAGGGTAGCGGCTACCGGCGAGGAGGCCCTTGATGGTGACGAGCTCGTTCACTCCGCTGCCTCCCCACTCGCCAGCATGTCGAGCACCGTGCCGATCGGCGACAGCGCCCTGCCCTCCTCGTCGCGCGAGAGGCCATGGCGGAGCACTTCGGGGCTGGCACCGTGCTGAAGCGCGATCGAGGTGACCACCGCCGCATCGCGTGCGTTCACCTCGACGTCGGTTCCCGCCTTCGGGCCACAGAGGAACACCTCGCCGAGACGGCCATCGTCGTAGAAGCCGAGCGTGGCGGTGTACGTGACGCCGCGGGCTACGAAATCGAAGCTCTCGGCCGGCCGGCGGGTCGGAAGGGGTTCGCGGCTCACGCGGCACCTCCCGCGAACTTCGTCGATTCCCGTCCCCATCCATCCCAGCAGCGACGAGGCGCGCGCGAGAACAGGTCCGCCCGCGCGCTGCCCGGCGAGCACTGCTCCACCAGGCGATAGAACTCCTCGGGCTTGCGGGAATGCTCCCTCGCCTCTCCGCTGAACAGCGACGGCAGCGCCTTCTGTTTCGGCCGGCCGAGGGTCGCGATGATGCAGGGCTCATGCATCGTCCGGGCCCTGTAGCCCGGGCCCATCTGCTGCTTGCCGTTCACCGTCAACTTCTGCCAGATGATCGTCGTCTTGTAGGTGAAGCCCCACACGCCGAGCACGGCGTCTCTCTGCGCCGGTGGCATCCATTCGCAGCACCAGAGCAAGAGCAGGCAGTCCCGACGCGCCAGCTGGCCAACGGGAAGCGCCATGATCTCGCCGAGCGGCATCGTGTCGTAGTGCCGCCGGGCGCTCTTCTTTTCGCCCTTCTCCGAATAGAGTTCGAAGTCCCAAGGGGGATCGGCGACGATCAGGTCATAGCCGAACATCTGCAGCGGTTCGAAGGGCCACGCGGTCACGGGCGCACCTCGCCGCCGATCAGCCCCTTCAGAACAGATATCTCGCTGGCGAGCGGCTTATCCGGCTTGTTCAACCCCTCAATCTTGCGCACGGCGTGCAGCACGGTGGTGTGGTCGCGCCCGCCGAAGCGCCGGCCGATTTCGGGCAGCGAGCGCAGGGTCAGCGTCTTCGCCAGATACATCGCGATCTGGCGTGCGATCACCACATTGGCCGTTCGGCGATGCGAGAGTATGTCGGCGCGACTGATGCCGTAGTGCTGGCAGACGGCCCGCTGGATGTCGTCGATCTTCACCCTGCGTGTGTCGGCAGGAACGCGCGCCCGCTCGAGGAGCTCCATGACGGATGCGACGTCGACCTGTCGTGCCGTCATTACCAGCGTGCGGAGCGTACCCAGGGCCGAGGTAAGCGGAACGTCAGCCTCCGCCAGTGCCGCTAGCACATCCTGTCCGACTCCTCGCGAAAGCCGGGAGGCCTCCCGGCGCAGCACGCCGAGCCGAACCTCCGGGGACGGCAGATCGATCTCAACCGACACCGCGCGCGCCAGCGCATCCCCACCTTGGCACTCCGATGGCGGGTTTCTGCCGAAGGCGAGCCCACGGATTACCCCTCCCATCACGCGGGAGCATTCGTACGGGGCCGCTGTATCGGCCCGATCGACAAGTCGCAGCCGCATCGGCGGCAACACCCTGCGCGCCAATGTCGCCATCAGCGTCTTGCCGGTGCCCTCGGGACCATAGACGTACAGCAGCCGCCCCGGCAGATCGTCCAGCAGCAGTCGGCGCAACATCGTGACCGCGATGATGTTGCTCGCGCCCACAACCAGCGGCGCAAGCGCCTGGTCCACCATGGTGCGAGCCGGCGTCGCCTCCATCGCCGCGGCCTCGGCCCTCACGATATGGGCCATCGGCGCCGCACTGGGAATCGGCGCCGCCGGCCCCGCGTTCAGTCGTTTGCGGACATCGGCATAGTGCCGGAGAAGATCGTCGGCGTTCGTGAAGGTCAGTTCGCTCACGGCGGCACCTCAATGCTGAAGGAACGCCACGCGCCGGCGGCTTTGCCAGCACAGCGCGCAGGTGGAACAGGAATCCGTCTTGCCGACCTGTTGTGGGCACAGGACCGCGTCAGCAGGGACCTGCCGGGGATGCTCGACGGTGACGGTGGAACACTCGTCGACCGGGGCATTCGAGAAGCGGATGGCGAAGCGATCCCATCGCGCGAGCACCAGCGTCACCAGCGCGCGGGAGATAGGGTCGTTGTCGGCTTCCACGCGTGCCGTGAAGCCGAACACATGCAGTGCCGGGAAACGCTGGAGGAAGGACGCCCACAGGTCGACATAGGCGACCGAGTAGAAGTCGCCGAGCACATGGAGCCGAACAGCGAAGCCCTTCGGGTGACGCGATTGGAGGATGGCAAGTTCGTGCCCAAGGCGATCCTCAAGCC